CTCGTCGGCGTGCTGGGGCGGCAACATCTCAACAACGTAGGTGCGGCCGCCATAGACGAGTCGATCGCCACTCGCGACCGCCGTTCCGACCGGCACCCAGAACCGCGCCATCGGGGCATCGCCCCCATACATGGCCCCGGCATCACCGCCCCGGCCCGGATTGCCCTTCATGCACTGGACGGTCGCGCCGATGGTGGGCCACGTCTGCACGCCGGCCGTATCGACCATCGGGTAGATGGCGCAGGTCCCGTTGAGGTGCCGCAGGACGGCCCGCCGGGTCGCGGCCAGTCCGGCCGCCGCCAACAGGCCGCTCATCCGTAGTCACCGAAGCGGCTGCGGACCGGTGGCCCAATGGAGCCGACGCCGGTGCGGCCGAACGCGGGGACGACCCGGTTGGTGTCGGTCTCGCGGGCCAGCTTGTCCGATTGGCTGATGCCGCCCGCGTAGGGGGTTGCGCCGCCGGATGCCGCGGTCAATTCGCGTTCAAGATCCCCCATGAGGATCCGGTAGTTGGTCGCGATCTCGCCCAACTGAACGCTGGTGTCGCCGACGCTGGTCGAGGTGAGGCGCGAGTACCGGGCGTAGAGGGCCCGGGCCGCCGCAAGAGTCGCCGCCGCCTCACTTGATCCATGCTGATCCAGCAGGGCCGTGATCTCTTCGTCGGACAGTTCGGCGGAGTCGGCCGGCGACACGATGGTGTCGCCGAGCCGAAACCGGACCCGATCCAACGGAGTGGCAAGGGTGGCGTCGTAGGTCGCGGTCACCGGTTACTCCGCTGGCTCGTTATCAGCATCGGAGTCCGGAGCATCCGGTTCCGGGGCCGAGGCGGACGGTTCCGGGGCCGGGGCGGACGGTTCAGCCGCCCCCACCACCTGTACCGGGGCCAGGAACCCCTGATCGACAAACTGCTTGACGCGCCGGTAGGGCCAATCGACCCCCGGGGTCAGGCGAGCGCCCGGCTGGAGCACCACCGTGGGGCTCAGCCGGAGCGTTCGCGTCACCTGGTACTGGATTGGTTCGGCTGGCAGCGTTACCGCCGCCTTACGGGATCTGGCCATGGGGGCACTGCTCCTGGAGACTAGCTCACGGCTGCGGTGAAGAAGACTCCCACGTCCGGAGCCACAACCTTGGAATCCCACGCCATCTGGGACTCGACCCGGACCGCCCGCTTGAGCGGCATCTCGATCCGGACGGTGCCGATCTCGAGACCGGCGCCATCGCTGACCCCGTTCCACTTGAACGTGTAGCCGCCACTCGGCGTCATGAGGCTCGGCGCGGGGGCCGAATAGACCAGCAGGGCGCTCTTGCTGGCGACAAAGCTGTAGGCGGCGGTCTCCCCCTCGACGTTCGTGGCCTTGACGGCCTCGCTCACGAAGAGGTTATCGACCTCGAATAGCCGCTTGAGCAGATCGGCCGTAGTCGCCTGATCGGTCGTGTACTTGATCCGATCGATAAAGTCCGGGTGATCCAGCAGGGCCGCGTAGACGTGGGCGCCCAGGACGAGCGTGTTGGGCTTGATGCCGGTCTTGCCCAGCACGGCGAGCTTTTCGGCCCGAACATCCTGAATGGGCGTGCTGGTGCTGTAGTTGTCCCAGGCGGCTCCCGCGATGTCGGTGCCGGTGCTGGAGCCGGTCCAGACGCCCGTGGTGAAGAAGGTGTTGGTCCACTCGATCTCGCGCTTGAGCATCATCCGCTGGGCGACGAAGCGGGCGGCGTCCGCCTCCGGATCAATCCCCGGGGACGCGACCGCGTTGGCGATCGTCTGATCGTCCACGTCCTTGTGGATGGCGAAGACATCGCAGAAGTAGTTGGCGTTGCCGACGTTGAAGCCCGAGCCGGCCGATTCCGTGGCGGGGGCACGCTTCTGCGCCTCATCCCGGAACCAGTCGTTCTTCGTGTAGACGAAATACTTGTCGGACTGGCTGGCCACCGGCACGGTCGGGAAGACCTTGTCGGCGATGAAGCCATTCGCGCTCTGGATGTAGGCGACGCTCACGTTGGAGAGCGCCTGATCGATGTGAACCTGAGACGGATTCGGCTGAGGCATGACCCGCTACTCCCCTTCTTTACGCGCCACGAGACGGCGCAACGCAATTGATGGAGGCGGTAACGAGGCCGCCAGCCGTGGTGTTGTCTTCCAGAACCTGGCCGACGATGTACTTGGTGGTGTCGGTGCCGGCCACGTAGGCGGCCGCCTGCCCGTCCGCACTCGTGCCGATCAGATCACCGTTCGCGAGATTGGCATCGCCCTGCACCTTGGAGATGCCAAACATCATGACCTTGACGGCATCGCCGGCATTGGTGGCCGGGGTCTGGACGACCCCCACCGGGATGTCGGTGACGGCCGTGCAGAGCAACACCTGCTTGGAGGAGTTGTATTTGACAAACTTGAACACGTCGGCCTGGGCGATCGCCGCCGCCGCAGGGAACGAAGCGCTGAACCCGGGAATCTCGTACGCCATGACTGATTACTCCTCGCCGATAACCGGACGGCTTTCCGCCCGGTACTGAATCCGCAGTTCGGGGTTCTGGCTCAACACCTGGACCCGCGCCTGTTCGATGGTGAGTTCCGGCTTCTGCTCCCGGAGGGCTTTGGCCTTGGCGTCGATCTGGCTCCACGCGTCCTGGGCTTCATCGCCGCCCCGGCTGGTGCCGCTGGCCTGCATGAGGGGCTTGGTGGCTTCGGCAAACGCGGTCGCCTGCGCGGTCTGGGTGCTGATGTAGCGGGTGACCTGCTCGGAGTCGTCGCCGAACGCGGTCGCGAGATCGGTCAGCATGGCCACGTGATCTTCGACCTGCCCCGACCACGCCACGCCGTCCGCCCCTTCGGCGCGACCACGGGCAATGTCGGTGAACCGCTTGCGCCGGGCGTCCGTCTCCAGGGCCTTCTTGTCGTCCTGCAGCTTGGTGACCGCCTCGGAGAGCTCGGTCAGCTTGGCGGTTCCGCCCGCCTCCCGGAACGCCCGGAAATCAGCGAGCTCCTGCTCGCTCAGGTGGATCGCCGCGTCCACTGGCGGCGTCTGGGTTTCGGCAGCGTTCGTCATGCCGTTCATCTCCTTGCCGGGTTCGCCGGCACGAAACGCCTCAACCTCGCTGGCGGCCAGCGGGCGCAGGACGTCGGTCTTGAAATGCGGTCGCTTGCAAATGGCAAACCCGCTGAACACGTTGTCGATCCATTGGCCGGACACCGGGTCTTGCCACCGGTTGAACCATTCGGCGCTCACGTAGCGGAACTGGTCCTGATCGATCAGCGCCCGGCCCCGTTCGTTCCAGTCGGTCCGGACCTCGATGGAACCGTCGGGACCGCGCCGCATATCGGTCACCCACCCGACGGCCCCGGAGGTCATGAGGTCATGCTCCGCATTGACCGGCAACGTCTGCGCGTACACGCCCGCGTGGAAGTTGGCGAGAATCTGATCGTATTTCTGGCCCGTGAAATCGAGGGTCCCGTAGAGGGTGTGGTGGTAGGTGCCCGGGGGTGGCAACACCTGAATCCACTGGTCCCCCGCCGCAAAGGTGCGGCGGCTGGAAAACCGCCACGAGTCGCTGGCTCGGCCGCTCTGCGGCTTCAGCTGCGCCTTCTCGGCGTAGTAGTCGAGCGATTCCGGGAACGCCCCCAGGTACTCGACCCCCTGAGACTGCCAGAACGGGATGGTGATGCGGCGCTCCCCGGCCACGATGGTCAGGCCGGTAAAGGTGAGGTCGATCCGGGGCGGCATGGGAATATCGGCGCCCGCGCCCCCGTAGGCCAGCGTGATGTGGGGGGTGTAGGCGTGATCGCCACCCCCGACGAACACCCCGGCCTGCCCCATGGCCCGCACGACCTGTTCGCGGAAGAAGTCGAGATCGGGAACATCCGGCACCGCGTAGTAGACGTCGCGGCCATCGCTTGAATCGCTCCCGTAGAAGCACCCGGCGCCTCCGACCTTGCCTGAAATCAAACTCTGGAGGGCCGCCACATCGGCCAGCGCGGTCACGATGCGGGCAAACGTCACGTCGTCGGCATCGGCCGAATCGGCCACGTAGGCCAGGGTCAGGTGGAGGGATTCGGGGGCCTCACCGCCCGGCACCGCCAGCTGGACCGCTTGCTCGGGGTCCACCCACAGGGCGACCAGCAGGCCGGTGAACTGACGTTCGGCCAGCACAACCGATTCGATGGCTCGGTCGGTCGCCAGCAGGGACCGGGGGACCTCGGTGTCGGGGAACGCGGTTTCCCACGCGACCCGCACCTGGTCCCGCATCGTCTGGGTGTCGCTTGTGGACAACGATGGCTGGTTCGCCATGACGACCTCGTGCAATAAAAGCGGCCCGGCTGTTCGGGTGAACAACCGGGCCGACAGAGGCCGTCATCTCTTGACTCGATACTAGCACATTTATTCTACTCGTGCGGGCGATCCATCGTAGGGGACGATCAGGTTGGCGTACCGGCGGCCTCGATCGCGGCACCCATCGCAGACCCCGCGATCCCCGGCGGTCACCCACGTGCAGCGCCACACCTGCGCCGATTCGTCGCCCGTGATGTGCCAGCCGCACCGGCACCGGGATCTGCACTCGGTTCCGTTGTCGGCCGGATACACGGGCAGAATGAGCACGCCCCGGCCGGCACTGTGGGCGGCCGCCTGCCCTTCCTCGAACGCCACGATGGTGGCGCCGCTGTAGAGTTCCGACCGGGCCGCCATGGCGGGTTCGATCTGGGCGCGGGCCTGCTGTTCGGCCTGAGTGGCATCAATGGCCGGGGCCGATGGCAGCGGATCGATCGCGGGATCCCCCTCGACCGGCACCGTCGTGGCCTCGGCGTCCGCCTGCAGGATCAGGATGGTGGCGGCGATCCGGGCCGCGACATCGGCCGCAAACCCGTTGGCGTACTCGAGCTGGCTCTTGGCCTGCCGGGCCACCCGCTCCCAGTCGTCGCCCTCCATGAGTTCGATGCCGCCGCGCCCGAACCAGTACCCCTGCCCTACCGCCTCAATGACCAGGGCTTCGAACTGGAGCCGCCACTGTTCCAGCGTAATGAGGCCGCTCGTGTACAGGATGGCCAGTTGCCGGAACGCCGCCGCGTAGTCGTCGGCCACCTGATCCCTCGCCGCCATGATGGCGACCGCGGTAGCGGCCCGTCCGGTCTCGTCGTCCACCCACTGGCGGTCATCGACATCCCACCAGATCACGATGCGGCCTCATCGGGGGTCTCGTCGTCCTCCGGATCATCCGTCGCTTCGTCCGGGTCCGGTTGATCGAGGTCCGGGATCGCGTCGTCGTCCGGCGCCTCCTGGACCACCACCTTGGGGCGCGATCGTTGGGCGTCGATTTCTTCCTGGGTCGGGAGATTGGCGACCGGCAACCCGGCGATCTCGTGGGCGAACGCCCGCAGCTGCGGCGTATCGAGCAACAGGCCCGTACTGACCAGGCTCGACAGGTACTGGCCGAACTGGCCGAGGTCGGCCGAGTCGAGGCGACCGTGGCGCAACATGGGGGCCAGCTGGGCGTCGATCCCGTTGAGGCGCACCAGCTGGGGGATTGCCTGCGTGTTGATGGCGTCGGCCATGATGTCGAGGTGCGCGGCGATGGCCTGCTGGAACAGCCCCGATTGGGTCTCCGAGAGGGCCAGGGCCCCGATGCCGTCCTGACCGGTCCGCATGACGTTGGCCAGGAAGACCGTCACGATCTCGTTGGCGTAGCGCCGGACAATGACATCGGTGTCGAAGGCGCGGGCCCCGCCGGTGCTCATGAGCGCGAACGAAAGGAGCCGGTTGCCGTTTTCGTCGAACTCCGACGGCAGCAACACCCCGGCCTGCTCATCGTTGCGCACGCCGGTGACGATCTCCCGCACCGACTCGTACATGGTTTCGCCGGGTCGCCAGTGGCTCGGCACGTAGGCGACGGGCAACCCCGCGAGATCGCGCTCGATCCCGATGGCCTCGATCTGCTGGATGTTGGTCTTGAAGTACCAGGAGGCGAACGCCGGCCGCAGGGGCGTCCACCCCTCGGGGCTGTTGAAGCGGCTCGAATAGACGATGTGGATGCAGCGATCCAGCGGGATCGTGTGGAGGGTGCTGTCGTGGGGGTCCCGCTGCACCATGGCCGCTACGGAACCGGCGTCGTCAAACACCCACGATTCCCGGGTGGCCTGGGGCCGGATGCTCCACTGGCGCCAGCCGATGCGGCCATCGTCGTACTTGGAGCGGCGCGTGGGGTCCCCCGCCTCGGGTCCGCTGCGCCGCTTGTACACCATCTCCATGAGGGACCAGCCCCACGGGATGTAGGAGACCATGGCGGAGAGCGTATCGCCGGGCCAGAACCCTTCCATGTCGTCGAAGCACCCCTCGACAAACTGCGCGACGTCCTTGGCCGCC